GATAGTTTGTCTTTTCCATTTTACTCGTCAGTTCCAAAATCCTCAATGGAGGATTGGAATGAACTTGTAAAACAGAATAGATTTTCTTGTTTTAAAAAAAGGGTTTTATCCCTCTTAGTTGCTCAATTTGTAGTCGAGAGCTAGACTATGTGCTCAATTTTTCATCGAGAGCTTGATGTGGTGGGGCTTTTTTGTAGTGGACATCCCCAGGTCCACATTAGTAGACTTTTATAGTCTAATTAAGGATACACCGAGATCGGTGATTTTTGCAATTTGTCTACACAAACGTGTATTATTGCAGAACTTCGTGGGTAGCAAGCCAATGTCATCAAGACATCTCTCCTTACTGACAATAATGTCAGAGAAACTTGTTGTGGCTTCATTACTTCCGATCTCTCGATATAATGTTCTCCTTTTATTTTCTATATGAGTTATGGTATCCCAAATTTGGTTATCAAACTCATGGTCTTCTTCACAAACTCGAACTAGGTGTACATTTAATGTCACACTATCTACTCTTCGAGCTAATGACCCATCAAGAACTCCTAGTAGGGCTTGACTGCCTAACCAGGAAGCAATCACTTCAGCAATAGTGCTGGTATTATTCTTTGTGATATTTGTGACGGGTATTTTTTTAGATATCATGCCTGGCCCAGATCTATATTGTGAGGTTAAAACCCCGTCTAGTTTAAGGCTCGTATCTAGTTTAGATATCTTATTGAAATCTTTATGCTGGCTGCAAATCGGCACTACAATATCCAAACACTTAGATGCTGTGGTTTTGCCGATAAATTTATCTACTATTACAGCAACTGAGACCCCATCTGAAGAAGCTTGATGTGGGAGGGAGACAGCTTGCTGTGAAGAAGTAGATAGAGCACGATCCCATTCTACGTTGACATCGAATATTTTCTCCACCGTTGCGGCTGCGAAAATATTGTGATCTATTGGTATACCTCTATCTTGGCAGACCATATTCAGCCATCTCCTTAAGAAGTGTTGGAGGGCCGCTAAGTCTGTAGGACATATTTTGTTTTTTCCGGTGTTTGTCGGACAGTAGTCCTCCTCCCACTGCATCCTACTGTTGTACCGGACATCTCTCAGCATGTTATTCTCAGTGTTAGGCGATATACACCTAATCTGTGATATGTCTGTGCACTCAAAAACTGATTTTAGAGCACTGCTCCAACTACTCATTACAGAGGGCACGTAGAAGCGCCTCCGTAGTTCAGACAAATCACAATTCTCATCTCCAATAACTGAAAGCATTGCTAGTACTATCAATCGAACTGTTTTCAGGTGTGGATAGTTCAATAGATATGCTAGAAGCTTCCCACGCGTGAGCATTATCGCTTCCTCGTTTTTAGCCCCGCGTTTAGTTTCCGACGTACTGGTGCCATATTCCCTGTTTAGGTCTATTATACTCGTCGATGCTTTCGATGTCATCATGAGCTTTGCGAGTATTGTTGGTAAATCCCTCATAGGCATGTACTTCACAGTCATTCCATGACAATGGTCTATGTAATTTTGTAGAGTTAAACTCTGATACCACTCTTTCTTATGATGGGAAGAGGACGAGGGAGGGGGAGAAAAAAGGAAATCACCCCACCCGTGACAAGCCAACGAAGAAGAATAAGATTGAACGTGAGACAGCGGAGGAAGAAGTGAAGAATCGTCTGTATTGCCACGAGCTGGAGATGAAATAGATGAACCAAAAACCACCGAGGCTTTAACTCTTTCAAGTTCCTCCGGTAAAGGGTAAGCAGTCTCTATCATTCTCCAATGTGTATTCACTTCTGATTCACCGGCGAATCTTTTAATTCTATAAGGCATGTTCTTCCCAGAGAGTAAATCTACTGGTATTCTCACTGAGTTGCCTTTATCATTTTTTAGAATGCAGTCTCCAATTAGCACTCTGGTGAACGAGTGAGAACAGAAACTTATCTTATCAAAATCTGCTGTTATCGAATAACCAGCTCTTATACCGCATCTCAAAGCTTTTCCGGCAGCAGTCACCAACTGGACTCCAATTTTATCCAATTTTTCTATGTCCGATTTATTGCCGAAATGCCCATTATCATCCCCATCGGCTATGTGAGTTATCCGATGTAGGTAAAACTTCTTATAACCACGTTTTTTGAATTCAGAGTCATGCGCCGTCTTCGGGTCCCAGTCCAGAGCAGAAGAAGCTAGCGGAGACCAAGACCAAGAGGGTGAGATCTCTGGTCCTGATGAAGGAAAGACAAATGAGGAAGAGGATGAAGCGATTTCCGGTCCCGACAAGGAAGATGAAGCGATTCTTGGTCCCGATTGAATCGCTCCGTCACCATTTACCGGTACTGATGAAGTGAATAAAGCTTTGTACCAAATGTATCCGATGGGAGTACTCGCCTCTTCAACCGTTATTCCTAGCGCATAAGCAGTAGCTGCTATGTGTATGTCTACATTCAATTTAGTGTTACCAGTGGAAGTGTCTTGGTCTCCACTGCTTCTCTGGCCTCGGCGCACAAAAATATCACCAGAATCCATCACAACTATAACGCACAAATTATCTTCGAAGCGCGTTTTTAACAGCAAATGATATTGTTTCTGGTATATAGACTTATACCAGAAGTAGTTGTGAAGTAAATCTGTGACATTCACTGAGCAATCCCAGCCACTGAAATCTCCTGATGCTATTCTAGCATCTATGTGCTTCTTAAAGATTTTACTGTAGACAAGTTTCCCGTCTTCCGTCTTGTCATACATTCTCACATAAGCCTGCGATTTCTTGCTCTGAGTATGGAAGAATTCTCGGTCATATATCGGAGAGTAGACGTCATGTATTCCTTTTAAGAGAGAGCCTAAATTCCAGAGAGGAGTACCTGTAGTACTACCATAATACAGTTTGTTTTCATAGGCGTGATAATTTTGGACAGGGCCGAGTATCATCAAGTCTACGAATCGGTAGGCGTAAGATGCAAACTGTATAAATCTTGGTGCCACTAAACTGGTATCATTCAAGATTTGATACCTCAAGGCTCTTCTTTCATCAAGATCGCCTTCTGCCAGGATGCATTCATGGAATTTCTCATCGGTGAATAAGTTGTAGTCGTATTTCACCTTGGACTTAGTATCAGGCCTAACAATGACATTTCGGGCCTCATACGGATTGACGGAGCTGACGTCGAATTCACTCAAAGAAGGCTGGTAAACCTTCTGGGAGCGATGAGAAATCTCCGGAGAAGAAGAGAGAGGAGATGAGTCAATTCCGTAGTACTGACTGCACCTGCTATTTGGACATACTTTCTCACCTACATGATTGTGACCAGGTTTGTCATTTCGATGCTTGTGTATGTAGGTCTGATAGCATTCTCTACACATGTGTATATGAAAGCCTCTCGGGATAGTACTGGCAGTCACATATTCATACATGTCCTTCATTTGTTCTAGGGACTTCATTGCCGATTTGTCTTTTAGACTCGCTCCACGTCCACCCACTCTCTGTCTAAGAGCTTGCCGCCATTCTGGCAGATTCGGGTTCAGCTCGTCAGGAATCTCTAATCTCCCGCTATCACCGGCAATCTTTCTAGCCTTCGTCTCATCTTTTGCCCTACAACTGACATAGTGAGGTACCTTACGATAGAATTGACCTTTGGAATAGCTGTCTATTATCTTTTGGATCAACTCGATCGTCTCAGGGTTTTCTAGGGCGGCGGCAAAGTTGGGCTCAGTGTCTAGTATGCCACCTTTTCCTTGATTGTGCACCCATTTTCTTGTCTCTGCTATTGTCCATGGACGGAACTTATTCTGATCTGGTCCGTCTCTTATTGCTTTACATTCTGGTGTCATATTATGCCAGTTGGCATCAAATAACATACTAGCAGTCGCCGCGTTTGGTTCTTTTGGTACTAGATCTAACCTTTTCTTGATACTAGCTGCTAACGCTTCTGGAGTTCCCTGGGTATGGCCAACATTCGAATTAAGGTATGTCATTCCAAAGGTGTAGTAGAGACAGTCATATATTAAAGAGTTGGCATGATGTTTCTCTTTCTTGTATGGTGCTCTCTGCCTCAATCGTCCTATTGTCGCGACATTATTGAATTTGTCGTCAGGCAAGTCAATTCGCTTTCCACACCTATGTACGTAGGCAATGAAGTCTTCAACTTTTCTAGTCATTGGGATTCTGAAGACTTCACCTCGATATTCTATTTCTTTTGGACAGCCATAATTCACATCGGTGCAATCTACCTTATTTATGAACGAGATGTTATTACTCGTCGTCTGCGTTGGCATGGATACTTTGCATTGTTGTTCCAACCATGCCACATCTCTCGCACTTGGTGTGGTGAATTCCATGCTCAGATTTGGGAAGCACACGAATTTCATTGGTACTGTGCAGTCATACTTCTTGAGAGATGGGAACAGGCCAATGCCACCTGTTATTGAAGTCCAATACTGCAAATAGTCATGAGAGTCACCCTGACTAGTAGAGGTGTTGAGGCTACTAGGAGAACTGTTTGAAGAGGCATTGGTACTAGTAGAAGCACTCTTGAGATTTGATGAAGATCTCATTAGGTGTTGGAAAACCCCTGTGCCAAAGTATTTCTTTATTGTCTTTGCTGCTTCTAACTCCACACCTCTCTGGTTGTGTTCCTCCAACTTCCGGATGTGGGTGCTCAATTCATTGTATCTCTTCATGTCTCTAAGATATGATCTAGAGAGAACATCATAGAAGCGATTCATGCCTAGGATGAAGCAGTATCGCATTATACTCATAGTATTGTCGATCATATCTTTGACCTGTTTTTCATTTATGAGGTCTGGTTTTAGAGATTCCACATTATTGAACAGGCCTTTTCGTCCAAGTTTTTCAACGACAATGCGCTTCGTCTTTAGGTCCATCTCTTCCAATGGGCTGTATTGTCGGTTACTATATCTAATATTTTCCGCCGGTACTAACTTCTTGATGATTAGAAGCATGGCGTCGTACATGGAGTGATCAGATAAGATGTTCCGATTCCAATTGTTGTATGTCAACCTATTTGGGATAGTTGCAAGTATTTCCCAACCTTTTGCATACACTGATTTCACCACTTCTATATCATCGGTATGTAGTATTCCACCTTCTTCTATGATCTCTACAATTCTTTCAGGTGGTACAATAGAGTGCATGTTTGTGTGTGGCACTAACCCTCTTGTTGCATCTAAGAAGCCATTTAATTCAGAGCCGGGCATGTAGTGGAGCTGGTACCGGGATCGCCCGTCATTGGGGGCACCAACCTTCGTTCCCAATGCGCCGTTGGAGTTGCTGACTCCAGTCCCTACTGTATGAGGAAGAGCCGCAATCCAACTAGTAGGTACTGACCTATCTCCAAAGGTCACAGTGTTTAAGAATCCACCTAACATTCTCTTATATTCTCTGGATTCTACAGTATTGAACTCTGATCTACTCCAGGCACCACTTTCCCTTATTTTGATAAACTTTTCGTCTAAGATGTCGTCGAATATTTCTAGTTCAGCGAGATATTTGTCTGTTTTTACCACTTCCACGACATCTGAGTTCTTATAGATAGTGCCCATATTCAAAGTGTCTGTGTACCACTCGTTTTGCATGTTTGGACATTTCTTTGAGACCCGTGCCACATACATTTTTTGTGTTGCTGGTAGTACTGCAACACAAGCTTTGTCTTTCCACTCTGCTTTGGGTCCAAGCAGCTCGCCTCTATTGGTGAACATTATGACACGGGCTTCGCTGTTCTTGACTCTGTCTGACCAGCGACGAACATTCTCGGGCGTTATCCAGTCCGTGTCAATGACAAAGTTTTCTTTGTTCAATCTTTCTGCTAGGAAGCTCTTCCCCCAGCCTGGTGGTGCATAGATTACCATTGCCCGCTTCAAAATGTTGTTGGCATCTGTATTTCTTAGCCACTCTTCGGTGGACAACTGGTCTTCAGAGGGATGGTCGATATTGTCTTCATGTAAGTTCGACACTATACGCAAGTGGTCTCCAGAACTCGCTTGTAACTTGGCGAATAATACGAGATACCACTCCCTAGATATAGCTGGAGTGGTTGGAGCTTTGTAGCATACAAATCGTCTGAAACGTCTGGCCAATTCACTAATGATAAGCTTAGTGTATTCAGTGTATCCCATCATCTTGATGATGGCATTCGCATTGACGTCCAGTAAATTTATATACACTATCAGTGCTTGCAAAACACTTCCATCTGTGTCGGGTATCAGTGGCGCTTGTTTGATGTTTGCCACTGGCCTCTTAGTGTCCAACAGCCATTTACTCTCTTCTATCAGGTCAGTGTTGGCCTCTCCACAGTCACAAACTAACAGATCTATCGGATTTTGAATTGACCATGCACTAGCCACGTCAAGCACTTCCTGTTGCCTGAAGTCTCCTGCACCAACTAATCTACTGATGTGCGAGTAGTTCTGTTTAGTCTTTAGTGCCATGTGACTCAACTGACTGACGTTTGTTGGCATGTGACCACCTAAGCTGATAGAATTGCCAAGAATGTTCTTAGATGGCACATTCAACGTCTTTCTTTTTCGTGCTATATCTTTACTAGCGAGACAGTAAGAGGCGAAACCTCCTGCTCCTACACTAAGATCTAAAATGTTCGAAGCCTGTGTGAATATACCAAGGTCTGAGTCGATGAGGTACGCCTTGTAAAAGCCTCTACTGACCACGATGTTTTCTTCTCTGTCGTTGGTTTTGGGTAGCCAGACTCTGTTTGCACGTTTATATGCGTCCCATATTTCATGCTTCTGGAACTTGTCACACCTCTTGACTGCGAACACTACACTCCCATGTGTGACGTTGCCTATTATGCCTCCAGATGATTCATTGGCATCAATAGTCTCTCGCAGTGATCTTGGTATTATGGGTGGACCCATCGCTAGTCTCTCTCTTTCTGATAACACGGAGTCCAATTCTCTCAGCTGTTGATTGCTGAATAATGTTTCTTGTACATTGGCTCCCATGTGGTGATATTTATTGTCCAGACTTCTCCTGGTGACGCAGTCGAAATGGACAATGTGACCGCCAATGTTGATTGGGTTTTCACTCAAGACCGCGGTCATCACACTATTGTCCTCAGATATGTCTATGCCAATCGTGTATTTCAGTCTTTTCTCAACACTACTACCACCTGGAGCCTCACCGTCTCGGTCCCGTCCTCGTGATTCACTTTCGTATACACGATTTATTCTTTCGTGTTCAGTGAGGAATTGCTGTACTAACCTTTTCTGGTTGGCTTCTTGGACATGATAGGGTTCTATCCCAATTCGCTTACCTAGGACCCGTCCACCCTGGATTGATTTCTTGAGGCCATTTGGATCTAGCCTTTCGTATGTTGTGTTGTATACGCCAGTGTTTAAGAAATCACTTTCTTCTTTTCCGCCGAAAAGTTTCTTAAGCTTACTCACGCCTTTTCCGATTTGTCTATCTAACCAGTGTTCTTTGCCATGGCTGAATGTCGAAGATGAAGCAATTCCTGGTCCCGATAGAAGGGTTGCTTTATCACCATCAAGATTTTCTAGACCAAAGTCAGAGTCTGACTGACTATTTAAGATCGATACGGAATTTCCATTACTTGAGACACCATTGTTGGATGATGAGTCTCCAACTTTACCATCGGGCACATCCTTATCCTCAGAAGCATTAGACTTAGAGGACCCAGAACTGGACCTAGAATGCCCTGAATAGTCTTTGTCTAAAAGAGAGCGCATCCTTTCAATGCCTGAATGACGTAGTAACCAGATCTCTTTCGGCAGAGTGCTGATGACTTCATCCAGATCATCTTCACTGTATTTGTATGCCTCCTTATCTGTTTTCGGGGCTATCTTACCTCCAATGACCTCTCCACAGTGTCTAAACAATTTTGGCATAAGTTCTTCGCCAATTTTGTCGACATAGGTTTTCACCTCTTCAGACAGCTGTGTTTCATCTCTAGTGGTCTTGTAGTCCATGAACTCTCGTCTCACTTGTTCAGTCTTAGCACTATATATTTTCAGTAGTGCGGGATGTAATCTTTCTTCAAGTGAGGTCCAACAGTTCATGACCATGTAGTTTAATGAGGTTGTTACTCTTGGGAACATGTATTTCATGCATTCAGCCACTGAATGAGTATTGCCTTCATTTTCATCATGCGAGGAGGTTCTACACCATTCGATTCTACTAACAAATGCACTGTCCTCAGCCGATGTTTTCTTCTTCGGTGTCATCTCTTGGTAGTGTCCATTTGATAGATCTACCCATACATATTCCACTAGGCCTTGTCTATAATATATGGTTGTTAGGCCTTCCTTCCTCTTCACTACCACCAAGTTATATCCGGCTTGGTTACAAATGCGACCAAGCACGTTTTCACTCAGCCAAGTCACTCTGTCGCCTGTGGGTAGTGCATCACGCCAGTCTTTAACTTTCTTGCCGCTTCCATCGGTTTTCAAAATATGACTTACCGAAAGGTATCCACATAATCCCTTGCCTGCATTGTCCTTGAGCTCGTATTGTGGGAACTTGTATATATCGGTGTTGTGTCTCCAGAGATATACGTTCCCAATAGTGAAGTAATCTTCTCTAGGTTTTCTTCCAAGTCGCTTTCCTATGCTGTGAGCCAAATTCGAAAGTGGTCCAGAAATGTCCGACATCACAGCCATGTTTGCAACTTGTCTCCTAATCTTGATCTTGTCGGAAGATAGTGCTTTTCGTAGCCCATTTTCGTCTGTGTTAGGGACTATTTCATGTATATGTTCTACAATCAATTTCGTGATAGGATCCAATAAGAAGATATTTTCTACCATACTGGACGGCCAAGCTGCAGATAATATGCTCATGTACTGAGCAATCCACGGCCCATCATCTGTCTTCTTCTCAATGTAGTTATATACCATTGCCAAGACCAATGTATGCACAGCAGCCATTGCCGCCTCGATAGAAACATTTCCATATTCAACTGCGATGGAGACACTGCGAGTGATGAAATTCTCCTGTAGTGAAGAACGGTCTATCGATCCAACCCCCTCTGGCAGACATATGGTCAAACTTTTCAATGTGTTCTTCGTGTATGGATCAACCTCTGCCTTATTTCTACTATACCTAGCGAAAGTGTCTAATGTTCTGGATAGAGTCTTGTATGAAAACTCTCTCATCCTATTTTCCGTTACTACACTTCCTTCAAGGTTCTGCTTGGCAAGTTCTCGATAGTAGGAAACGTATATTTGCTTGCTTATCCCATCCAATACAACACTCTGTGCATTTATATCCGGTTGGTACTTCATCAAATATGGATCATCCTTCATATCTTCTCTCATCTTCAGTAAGGCCATTGCTGCCTCACAACTCATAACAGCATACTCATCTCGCCATACGGGTGCTTGGATATCTTCACCCTGTCTAGTGTGGTTATCAGTTATTTCACAACCGTGAGCGACTGCTAGCTTTTCGGCAATTTCTGCCACATCTCTAATTATCCTTGCAGGACACTGAATGTCTAACAGATAATGATTGATTCTGGTTACTGCATAATCGCCCCATTTGTCTAAGATGTAGTTGCTGAACGCTAACCAGGTGTTCATTTTGTTCCCTAGTGGGACAATCGCAGAAGACCCAACCTTTTCTGTCTTAGTGCCGTCGCCTATGTATTCACTTTGTCGTTCTGATTTCCAATGCATCGGAATCATACTCACCGTGTGGATGTACGTCTCATCAAACTCACTGTCTCTTAAGGCGGCCAGATCGTCTCCCGAACCTCTATAGAGTGCAAGAATTAAGATCCTTAGGTTTATCGGAACGTTCAGGCATGACAAGAAGCCCTCAGCAGTTGTGCGCTTAGGGTTTCTTCCAACGCCTAACCTTAGTTCACAGGAGAAGTACTCGTCCCAATCCGTGGATGTAGTTTCGAAACCAGCACGCTTCCTGAGTTCTACCCACTCTATGTAGTGAAGCATCGCAAAGGCACGCGCTTGTGTCCGCATCATATCTTCCAAACCAGCTCCGACTCTCTTCATGACGGTAGACAACACTGGGTCCGGGCACACCGCCATGCGTACTGTCGCTGCTCCCTGCATCAAAATTGCCTTTAATTCGTCGTGTTCTTTCAACAGCTCAGTGACGGTTAATGCGTCTTCGAAGTGCCTGGCATCAGCTTCAGTCTCTCCTGTTCTCTTGATGAACGTTGTAACACTCGACTCTTCGATTACGGACGGCGAAACATATCTTCTTGCCAGCTCCATGAACGAACCCGCTGCTTCTGTGATGAGACTTTGCTTGCCTTGTAGCTCATTCAGATTTCGTATACCGCTAACAAATGCAGAGTGGGTCTTGAGCATTGCATTTTCTGACTCATCTGTATACTGAGTAATGCTCTTTGTTTCTACTTCCTTTCCGTTGCCAAGGCTCTTTGATTCAACCATAACTGCACATCCACCTACTGGACCTGCACTTATCCGGTCAATATCTTCAACTGCTGTTCCAACTACACCGGACGTTGTTAGGCCATGGCCTGTGGCATGTCTTATAGCAATCCCAGCATCTCCAAGTGGTATTTCTAGCATTCTGTCAATCGTTACAGCCTTGTCCGTCAATAATGCCATAGATCTCTTCACACTTCTTTGGGCATTCGTCGGTCTATCTATTAGTGTGGTGTCACTAACATTCTTGGTTATTGAACCATCGCCGACTGGTATATTCAACACTCCACGATCTTCAAAGTCCTCCCGGTAGACTTCAGAAGTGCCATTCAGCTTGTCTTCTAGTATTTTTTGTTTGACGATGGCACTAGCAGTGGGCAGTTGGTACACTCTGGGGTCTAGACTTTCTATGTGCCTCGCAGTTGCTGATGAAAACTCTTTGTGAGGCAACACGGTCTCTAGAGCCACTACGTTGGCTACCTTTCCTGTTGTTGTGGTCATTTTATTGTTGCCTGCTTCTATAACGCCTAGCATGCTATGGCCCATCTCAATAGCATGGCTATTGACTCCTGTTGTGTCACTGCCTGCTTCGATGGCATGGTGCACTGGACTCTCTTTCTTATAATCCAGTAAAGAACCATAGGCAGGCTCGATTTGTTCCGGTGTGCCCACGCCAGATGCTATTGCTCGTAGGCTTGCTGATTGCACGATTTGCTTAGCATCTAGTTGGTCCATAATTCGCTCAGCATGATTGCGTTGAACCGCATCAGTCGGGACAAAAGAACCAGTTTCTGTCTGTGAAAACATGCCCAAGTTCTTCGGGCCTATGTTCATGGAGGCAACATTGTGAGTGTATGTTCCTGTCGACAAATCTAGATGTCCAGATGACACGGTCATTCTAATTCTAGGCAGTCTACCTAGGGCTTCAGTAACCATGCTCCTAGCCATGATCTTGCATGCATTGGCATATTTCACAGGTTGCCTTTGCATTCTTGCCATTGTGCACGCTAAGGCTTTCGCAAGCGCAAGTGGTGTCTTTTTCCTAGGTACGCACACCACCTCGTCCATGGAGCAGCCGATGTCATTGGCCCACTTGTCGATCACACCCATGTCAATTCCGGCAGACCCGCCTTTAGTCAATCTAAGGCCAAGATCTTTGAAACCATCTTCTTCTAGCATTTCTAGCAGCGCTTGCTCTCTTGAGCCACGCATAGCTGCTTGGAAGTCAACATGGTTGCCAACAAACGAATGTCCTGGTTTTATTATTGACACATCATCTCCATAATACTTGCTCGGCGTAGTCAGTTTATGTGCTGGCACCTTAGATATTGGAAGGATGTCAGCTTTCTCATCTATTTCGATTTTACACCAGATGAGTCCGGTCTTTTTGCCGTACATTTTCTCATTCCAAGCTCGTTTTAGGTCTTTTGTAGTGTACTTCTTTGCGTCTTGTACAACTTTAAATAGCTTGTTCTTTCCTTCTTCCCCGAAGATGGCCATTTTCTTTCCTGTCTCAAGTTTAGCCATCTCAGGGTGTACATAGCCTGCCTTTTCCCAATCGGTGAATTTGGGTAGACGCATCTTCCTCAAGGCTTCGAACTTGACTATCTTCAATGGACTTCCGTCGGCCTTGGCTCCACGTGCAAGTTCACTGTCGTCTATCATCGATACATCGCCATAGATCTTCTGAACTTCTTCCCAATAGTCCTCGTCTTTAGCATCGCCGATCGTGCAGAGCAAACGCACAGAATGTTCATCATCGACATGCATAATGTGTACTGCCTCAGTCTCGGAGATAGGATTAGCTTCTCCTCTTGCCTGTGCTTCCTTTATCTTTTGTAGAAGTTCTCTCGTCGTCTGATTCTTAATATCTGTAATATCGAACTCCAATTTTTCTTTCCTGGCCTGAACATATTTGACAACATTGTTGAATCTCTCAGCCCCTTCTTCTAAATAGTGTTTCAGGGGAATCTTCACAATGCATTTATTCAATATGGACAGAGCTTTTTCATCAGCGACCTGACATACGCCAATTGGGGCCTCAACCTGTATACCTGTTCTCTGATTAGCAAGATTTTCCTTGTAGAACTGGGCTATCGTTTTCTTTGTATATTCTTTACTAGTTTCCCAGTCCTTGGAGATTCCGGCATAGATGTATCCTGCCAAACCCATCACATTGCTCATATGAGTTATTCCAACGTCATATACCACCTTGTCTAATTCTGTCGTGGTGATAGGGAATATTCCATGGCATGTCACGTTTAGGGCGTGTAGCACCATGTAATATTCATATGATATTGGTAGCATGATTTCTAAGGCTGTTATAAGGCAGGCATGTTTTGATCCCCTTTGTGGAACCAGGCCAATACTGATGAATTGTATCAGCTGTTCCATACTTAGCTTATCTCCTACGTCAGGTATACGCACCAAACTAACCGGGATGTCTATCTTGATGCGTTTCTTACTGGTCAGGAACTTGTCTAGGTTATAGAAATATGCCTTCTCGCCGGAAACAAACATGATGTCTAACTCACCCTCTTCACTGGATGGTGTCGTGCTCAATTCAGCTAAGATTTCTTCAGCCATGTTGGGCACTGATACATCGCCTACTCCTTTGATGTGTTCTAACATGCTTCTAGCCACACAGGATGTTGCTCCACCGCGTATTATTGTGGCTTTTGCTGGGTTCCCATTCATCCAGTCCAACTTGTTATGATATAATACCAGATCAATAGGCTTCGCTGGAGTGAGACACAAATCCAGTGTTTGTCCTTTTATCTTTGCATCATCGTTGGAGAAGATGTAATGAACTGTCCTCTTTCGGATGAGGTAGGCACATTTGTTCTCAGCGCAAGACAAGCCGCCGTTCTCGGGTCCACATATCCAGTATTTTCCTTTTTCATCTTCTAGATACGTGCGTTTCCCTGTGACAAGATACATTGTATACGCTAAACACACATCACAACATGCCCAAGCATTAGTTTTGAAGAATATGGAAGCGAGTAGGGTAACGTCATCACTCCGATATCCGCAGCATTTTCCGACGGCAATTTTATGTGACGTCATCGGTGTTGCCTGAGCCAATGATGGTTTCTCAACGGGCGTCAGAATCGCAAACCTCATTATTGTTTTATGAGGTAGGCAAACAGGCACCGCGTCTTCTACCATATACCATTTGTCATCAAACAGTCCAAGATGTCCTTTCCAGTCGATCACGGCATTAGCTATCTTCTCTCTGTCTCTCGGCTTCCATGCGGATGCTTTACTTTCATCAGCCGCGAATCTGGATAGGGAGCCACAACTAGCTTTTGCCACACTATGATCAATCGGTCCATAGCGTATTGTCATGCACATTATGTCATCCATTACTCTTTTGTCGATGGTCGGCGTGGATTTTACAATTAAGGACAGAGCACCGAGTGTTAACTCAGAGTAGTCATACATCCTCATTGTTGGTATCTTGGAGACGCCAATGCAGCTGCCATATCCAACGTCAAACGTCTTGCCAAGACTTTGTACGGCGGCATCTACTCCCCATTCTTGTATGGTTCTACCTTGTACGGTTCCTTTATACGGACTGACATTGCCGCATTCTATGATATATGATGCGGAAGGCCCTTTGTCATTGCGGAGTGGTTTTACCCAGATGTATCCGTTTCCGTTGACTCTATCCTTCAACACTAGGTATATCATTCCTCTACAGGCGGTATCTCCACGCGTTTTCTTCGACAGGTAGAACAGGGCCAATACCATATTTTTGGTCACTAGGTAGCCATTGTCAGTGGCACCCAGTCGAGCTTTTCCATCACAATCACCTTGCGCCATATTGTCCAAAATCGCATTGTGACACAACCACTTAGCAACATCATTGTCACACTCACGTATTTTGACTCTACTGTACATGTCAGTGAGCATCACAGATAAAGCATCTGTTGTAACAACCATTTTGCATGTGTCTAGTGTTCTCACTATACGGTCTACGTTGGCATTGTTATGTCCCAGTAAGAATCTGTATACTGGCTGTGACATTCTGTGATCTAGACCTTTGAAACTACTGACCCATCCAAATCTCTTGTTCTTCATTTTCTCAAGAACGTCAACCAGGTAGTTCACTTCATCTTGGGCGATCGATCCCATGTCGGCTTTGTTCTTGAAGATCCAGTCAAAAACTCGTTCATTCAACATAGATTTCAGCGTTGATTCTATGAAATCCACGACTTTGTTGCCAACCCAGTCTATACCTTTCTTTACACATGTAAGTGCATACTGTTTGACGGTTTCGAATATGCCGTGGCACATGTTAACGATCCAGTGAGCCCATTTCATTGGGTGATGCCATCCTCGCCTTCCAGACACTCGCCACTGATCTTTCACAAATTGGCTGAGCCATGCCATAGGACTCTCACGGAAGTTGTACTCTACTATGTCTTCGGCATGTTCTCCAGCTTTTTCAGACTGTTCTTCTGCTGAATTCTTGTCTTCTTTCGCTTTCTTGTCCCGGCTCACCTCTGCTGTTATATCGTTTAGGGCCTTAGATATAACTTCATTCCACAACGGGTCCCTTGCCATGTAAGTTTTGATGATCTCGCCCACATACTCTTTGTCCATTAAAGCTCTGATCTCATCTTTAGCCTCTTGATCTAATTTCTTGGGCTCTATCTTACATTGGGTGATAATGTGGTCTACGTTGTCCTTGTAAGGATAGGCGCCTTCAAACACCCACAGACGGTACATTGCCATACGGTCAGCTGCATAACGCGTACCAGAGTCACCCCAAACGCGCCCAGTTCTCCAGTCTTTGAATGCAACTCCAATTTCCTTCATTTCAGCCTGGATTAGCGCAATTCGTTGCATCTCCTTTTCTATTTTGCGCTCTTCTTCACGCCTGGCTTCTATGGCGCGAACGTGTTCTGGTGAGTCCTGGAGCATTGGTTTTCCATATCTGAGACTGCAGTCTTCTTTGAAACAGATAATCCTTTCTTCATCTGATGCCGTGTTGTCAACATCAAGTTCGTCCTGGGTTTTATGGCACTCACCGCACGCTATTATTCTAGGCAGTTGTTTTAGACTTTCTTTCAAGACCTTATATTGACGGTCAAGCGTGTGGTAGAGCTCCTCATCGCACTTCTTCCATGAGGGTCGGTCAATATCGTAGTCGCGAACGTGATCACTCAAGCCAGCCTTGAAACTCAATGCGTTGTAAGCAAACCACCAGCTAGCATCGTCGATCGGCATGATGACGAAATGGTGTTTGTATATGAATAACTCACCCTTTATCTGCTCTAGGCCATAACAGTAGTCTGCATCAGGGTCGGGCATCCAATACCTACCATCGTTGATCACGTCGATTTTTTCTGTGCCTCCGTCTGGTAAAGCGATTTCTTTCCAGGCACTGTTGAAAGTGAGTCCATCATATGCTAGCATGCAGCCATCAAACTCCACGACTCCAACTTCTTCCTCTATCTTATGAACTCGCTCCTTTACTTTGTGTAAGATTATTGTCATAGGATTGGTAACTAAGACTCGTCTTACCAACGTGCTCCTGTAATAGTCATTGTCCCCAAAGATTTCTTCGTAGCGTTTCGCAAGAGTCTTATCTTCGACTGCACCAATGGCCCACTGCGTGAGATGTTCCAGTCCTTTGTACAACATAGTCTGCCTGAGTGAATAGTAGACATGTGTAACAGGAGCTATCTTACTACTGCCGTCAATGTCTCCCAGCGGCGTTGTTTTCTTTAGGTTGACCACTTCTTTGACCTTATCGACTAGGTTCCCGAAGATGCTACCATCACCATGTGCCCAGCCAATGGCTTTGAAACCACTACGCATGACAGTCCAAGATTCAATTACGACCCAGATTGTCAAGCTCACAGATGACATGCATACACTCTGCCTATATTGACTCAAGAAGGCAGCTGGTTTGATCGTGCTCAATCCCTGGGAACTGTTGAAACATGTCAGGAAAGCATGGAAACCAGCCAATACTGTTGACACTGGATCACAACAAGTTATGACTCCAATGCAAACAAGTGAATACATGGCATCAACCATCTCTTCAGTCGATTCCCATTGCTTGTCCAAGAAAGCAGCCACTCTTCCTGTTGCGGTGCAGTCTCTCCTATTCCCTAGGTCTCCATACGTGGCACTTGCCTTTGATTTCAGCCAACTTCTACCTGCAACGAAGCATCCAGCAGTGATGGTAGAGGCGATGATTGTCTTAATGTCTAAGTTCGAGATCATACGAACCACACGCATTATGATATCAGCAACACTCGTCACTCCAATCTTAGTTTGTCCCGTCATCATGTCGATGAGACTTATTGTCAGTTTCACTCCATTGAGCGTGTTGCTTTCCTGGGTCCAACTCAGAGCTCTCCTAGCTGTGGCTGACAGTGCGATCTTACTGTGGTGGACCGCCATATATGCTCCAACTGTGGCTGGAACCTTAGGATTGGTAACTGCTTTGAGGGCGGCGTTGTTGAGCAGCTCCTTAGCGAATTCTCCGCATATTCCACCTGTCAAATAAGTTACTAGCAGCGCGAATGAATGGTTGTCTTCAGCCTGAGTCAAACTATTCCTGAATGTCTTAGAAGTTGGTCTACACAGGACGTATCCCAAGCATCCAGCGAACGCTCCAACGACATACATGTTCAATCCCATCTGCATTCTGCAGAAAGTTGCGAATGCTGACATCAGGCACCAGGTTGCAGCAGTTCCGAATGTATTTTGGAACTTATCAAACAATGCTCCTAAACCTACTATGCCTAGAATCCCAGCATACTCTATTTTGAAGCTGGCAATGGCTTTCTCCATGTACACAGGTGCACACTCTTGCATCTTTCTCAGGTAATTAACAACCACAGGAACTAGCTCAGTTTGGCTGTGAGAGAACATCACATGACATTTCATGAATTCTTTGGCCTTCCCTTCTGGCATACTGTTAACTAGCCGATTCCATAGCTCTTTCAACTTGATGATTATGGCCTGTATTCTGGTCACTCCCCACTCCAAATACGTGGATTGATTTTTCTCGAAGAAGGCAGTGTCCAGATAGTCCATTTTCCTCAAGCAGTAAGCCAATTCACCGTGTTGAATTCTGTACGTCTCTCCAACCTTGATATCAGCTACATAATTACCGTAGTAATTAATGCCACAGAAACCAAGGATTCCTAATGCAATGAATCCAGGCGTCAGCTCAAATAGTGTCGATGAATGACTGAAATCTGATAAGGCTTTCTCGGCTGCCTTTCTCACTTCAGGATTGTCAGAATTCAAATCTCTCAAGGCATAACCAAAATCAGTCTTCAACATTCGTTTGAAAGACTTAATTTGTTCATGCATATGAATACCATCAAGCGGAGTCATCTTTCGTTTCAACTCTAAGATTTCACTAGTCTGATTTTTAACCCACTTGTCTCCATAGTCTCTACACCAATTAGGCATCATGTACCACTCGACCGAATCGATGTGGACGTCTCGAGCCGTTCTTGCTTTTAACATGTTGATTTCCACTCGTTTGGCGCTTCCAATCTCTTGGACACCAATCTCCTCAGGATTTAGCAGAGCTAGGTATTGTTGCAGAGGGTGATCAATCGCATGGTTTTTGTATTTGTCCAACCTGACCATTATCATGGCAGCTTCGAGCAGAGCGGCAACTGGATATGCATTCTCAGGTAATAGCTTGGAAGTTGGCGGATATAGGTAAAAGCCAGCCCCCATTCTACCCACACGTCCTCGTCTTTGATGGTAACTGGCCTCCGAACATTGAGCGATCTCAAACCTCTTACTGTATGTCAGATCTTCACCGTCATATGCTAAGGTTTGTCGCACACGATTCTGTAGACGATAGTCCACCACAGTTCTCAAGTTGGGTATGGTGATTGAACTCTCCACCACATCTGTTGCAAATAAGATTGGGTGGCTTTCGTCGTAGTCGGGTCTATGTCCTGAATACCAAGCATGTGCAGGCGGTGCTCCCGATTGTTTATTCCATTCAGATGCTGCTTCATCACATGCTTTTCGTGTAGGTAAGAACACTAACATACCTCCACTTTGAGGACCTTTGGTAACATGGTCCTTCGCTATGGCAAAATTGCTGCGTTCATTCATCCTCTTAGGCAATTGGAAGTGTGTGCTTTCCATACCATCTGACCATTTCTCGAGGACTATTTCTTTGACTACCTTTGGTGGTGGGGCTTTGAGCTCTATGAAAGTGTAGAAATTATATTCTCCGAACTCGAGCTTAGGTGTCGCGGTCATTCCAACTATCGGTATTTCCGCACTAAATGCCAGGAACTCAGCGGCTACCACATCTGCAGTGCGTTCGTGTATCTCATCAAATATAACAAGATGTAGGTCAGGATTGCCAAACCCGCCAGAGCCCAATAGCTCAGCGTCTGCAATACGATTTAAGAAACTACCATATGTTATGTAGTTGATGCACACGTCATAGTTTCCTGCATTGTCGGTCAAGCATTCATCAACAGACTCATCGGCGTTGTCAGTTCCGTGTATTCTCTTCACGGCGACTCTCGTCATGCTTTCATCATCTTGCACCAAACTGGCAACGTACAAGCTGTTGTCTGCAACAGGATCTCGCTTTGGTATACACACCCATATGTTAAATTGGTGAATCGGTTCGGATCCCATAATTTTCAACGCTTTCTTGGCCAACATTCTCGGTAGATGTACAGTTTTACCAGCACTCGTTCTTGCGAAGAAGCACGGTCTCAATTTTCCAGCCTTTTTCCATTGTTCCCAGACGTATGCAGCGTTACCTTCATGCAATGCCTCATTGTTTTGCTCAGAGGAATACAGAGCATTGGAGGTGAAGGTAACCATACTCTGGTCAGACGCGTAGTATCCCTTTCCATATATACCCACAGGAGTTCGATCTATATCTAAGATAGGTGATCCAGAAACTCCCGCTAACTGAGTGTACTTACTGATGACGGGCACATTGTCCTTGCTAATATCAACTAGTTGGAATTGAGGTCTCCCACCTCTTCCACTCTCACTATAGCAGGCCAATGTGACCCATCCATTCAGATGAGGGGCCAGGACACAATAAATCTCGCCAGCTTTCGGTCTTGGGAAGTTTTCGACTACTTGTTCAGGCCTATGTTTGTAGATAACGACATCACCATCCTCATGTGATTCTGACGCAGAACATTTGAGCCTCCAGCACTTGTTTTCCACATACTCAGGAGTATTCCAGTCCATGCCTTTGACAACAGGGAACACCAAGTCGCGCTTGTGAGTGACGTGTCCTTGGGAGTACGTGACGCTGTGGTAAGTGAAAGCGTATCCCCTGCAACCAGAAGCTATGGTGTGTAAGTGTAAAGTGGTTCGTGACGCAAGCCATCCCGCGTCAACGTCTATATCTATTCCACCTTTGCCATGCTTCCACTGGACGGAGGGTAATTTACTGCCCTCTATCTTGGCCACAGGGAGCGCCCCACGCCACTTTTGAGCATTCATCTTCAGCATGCTCACCACGGCAGGATCACCGGCATGTCCGTCATTATTCCTTGAGTTCCGGCTACCAACTTCACTCCTAGTACCTCCCACACTTTTGACACTTGCTGTGCTGACATGATCTGATGAATCGTCAATCTTAGGTATAGGCGGTAAAGTATTGCTGGATTTTTCTGAACTCGCAGAGCAGATGCTTTGAGTATCACCTTCGAAGTCCTCATGTACTGTGGACAATGGGTCTTTTGTCGGTTCCTCCCACACTAAACCAGGTATGCGGCTTAGGTAGAAGCAGCTATAATCAACGTGGTTGATTCCGCTGGCCCATTCTACAAAGGTCAGAAAGCCATCTTTGTCCATGATACAAGCTTTGATCCCTAGGTGATATTTCACTTCGACATCGAGCTTACTGAATAGATTGGTCCAGTTGATGTATTGTTTTTCACTTAGTTCGTCCAACCTACTCATCCACTCCCAGTCTTTGCGATCGACCATAACATCTTCGTAGATTTCATAGCGATCGATCTCACTAGGCATCTTTAGACTAAGATCTGGCCTTTCCATCGGTTTGCTAGTCTTACCTGCATCTTTTCGGATCGACGCTTTTTCCACTTTCTTAGACATCGGCTCATCAATCTTGCCGTCGGCAATGTCTTTAGACACAAATCTACGCAGGTCACTGTGCTCTTCAAGAGAACCGTATTGCCGGATGGTATCGATGATGCTCATCTGCCCTTCTTCAGTCGCCAGATATTCATCTTCTAGCCTGCGACCCTCATCGACCATGTCACATTCAATTCCCATCATGTGTGGGATTTTGACTACGGCCTCGCTAGAAAGTTGAGGCCGTAAGAGGTGGTCAAATGCAGGGTCTTCAGGATCATCACCGAAGTATAGCAGCATCTCGCGTATTTTATCATCCACGCGCTTGTCATTCACATCGCCTAACCTTTGGGACGTGATAGCCGTTTCGGCCGTTGGTTGAGAAGGTGCCTTCACCATCGCTGGCACCTTTTCGGTTGAGCGTGCTGCCTTTGAGGCAGGCGCGCTCTGTTCTGGTGGTGCGTTGACCAAGTTCACCGCCTTTGGTGGTTTGGTCATTCGCACAGGCGGGCGCGTAGTTACCGGCGCGCTCGCCTTTGGTGGTGCGGATGTCAACTTAACCGCTCTTGGCGGTTCAGTTGTCCGCACTGGCGGGCGCGCAGTTGTTGGCGCGCTCGTCTTTTGTACGGAACCTGCCAATTTTTTGGCAGGTCTGTTTACGGCGATCTTTTTGCCGTCTGCTGTGGTCAACTCCCCTTCATAACCACATGCCTGGAGTCTCTCCTTCTGGCACTCCAGTGCCACTTCCTTCGCTCGCCCAACCTTCGATCCACTGACCATGAAGGTGATCTTTCCTTCGCGGGCGGCCGGTCTGCGCTTGTATTCGCGCTCGGTAGTGATGGTGGCCTGGTTCCGGTCTTTTCTGAGCTGCCGGCGAGCAACTGTTCGCTCGTATCGAGCCTTCTTCTCGCGTAGAACGCGAGCGAACTTGGCCACGCGTTTGGCCCGTGCCTCCTTTTCTTCGGCCTTAGCCAGCGTGCGCTCCGCACGCTTGGCTGCCTTCTCAAGGCGGGCTTTCTTGGCCGCCTGCCTGGCTGCTCGTCTTTTGTTAGCTTCATTCTTCCTAGCCAACCGCTCAGTCTTTGTCCAGAAGCTGGCTTTACCGCCAGCTACAATTTCGTCCTCTTCTTGGACGCAATGTTCGTGGAACCATTTCCACCTTTCGCTTGTCTCGATTCCAGAGACCTTGGGCGCGATCTTCTTCATGGCCTTGATCTCGCCATAATCGCGTCGGGAGGTGGCAATCGTCCAATTTCCGGATTGTCTTGTCCGGATCCATTGATTCGCGGTTGTTCTCCAGTAGCGGGTGACTTTTCCATTGCGAGCGAGGTCTTTCCAACGGTCCTTGGCGATTTTATCAAATTCATGGGCCACCTTTTGTACTTTGCCGTCGATCACTATTTTGGTCTCTTTCATTCCCAGCGGCAGCGTTTTGGTTTCTTTCCTGATGGGCAGTGCTTGATTCCGGGCCAAGAGCAGGGTTCGGCTGTTATCCACTTTCACCTTCTCAAGATGTTTCCTGTTTTGACATATTTGCACGAACGCTTCAATGTCCATGCACTTCTTGAGGTGGGTTCCGGCGGGTCCTTTTTTGAGTTGTTTCACCCAAAAATCTGCGTGGGAGTCACGGGTCTGGCTGTACCATAGCTCGATCATCGCCTTCATGGTCGGTTTCACCTTGATAACATATGGTTTATTTGACTTCTTACAGAAGTCATTCCACTCATACGTTAGGCCAGTCGGGAGGAACGTGGTTTTGGAATTGTTCTCGAGCCGGGCGATTGAGGCCTCAGACAGGTCGTACTGTTTCGGCAGGTCCAGTCGGAAGGCCTTGTTGATTTGGGACACAGGCACAACTCCTCCAGGGTGTACAATCTTTCCAACAGCATTGACTCTAATGGCGTCGGCAGATCGGGTTCTGGCCTCTCTCCTCTGGCTCCGGGATTGGCGTTTGTTTTCGAAGCTGACCTCTCTGGTCGCGCTTCGGCCTCTTCGCTCTCCAACAACTTCCACTTTCTTCTCCGATGTCGAGCCGGCAGATTTCTTGGGCACTTTGGGGGCAGCGGGTGTTTTCTTGGGAACCTTTTGGATAACTTTGGCTCCCGCAGTTCCAGATGGTCCGGCAACTGGCTCCTTCTTCTCCTCTGCCTTCTTCTCAGCACTCTTCTTCGGGACTTTTGGCACCGGTTTCTTTTCCTCAGGCTTCTTCTCTACTACAGCAGGAGTAGGCTGTAGGGCGGCGGGCATCATTTTTCCGAGACCACTCAGTGTTCCCCGGACAGTATCAACGAGTGAACTGCTTCGGGACCTACGGGGAGCGCGTTGTGGTTTTGGTTTTTCAGCCTCCGTCATCAATCTTGCCACTTCAGCCTTGGCGTCCTTGTTTTGCTGGGCTTTCTTCTCAGCATTCCGCTGGTCTTTCATGATGAATGCAGCGGCTTTCTTTCCAAAATCAGTCTTTTCAAGTTCAGCTGCCAACATCTTCCGCTGAACATCGGAGTTCGTCCAGTAGGGGCTCAGGGAGACATGGTTCAAGTACTCACCATTTATCTTTGGACACCCGGTGTGTAGCCATCTTCTGCCGTTGTGTGAGCAAAGCTTACCAGAATCTCCAGCGGTGTAGGCAATTCCAGGGGTGACGATGAATCCAAGTTTTTCCATGGCAGGCGACTCCGCGTTGTTGTGACGGTATATGTCAAACATGCCTCTGAAGCCTTTGATGCAATGCCCGGCTGTAATCCACTTGTTAGCCTCTTTGTCTACTAGGTAGACGTGGAACCTTTTCCCATTCAGATCAATCAAATTGTTTCCGAGCGTTCCGTGTTCACTGATCCATTTTGAGACATCGGCGGTGGACATGCGCTCATCAGAATGTTGGATCTTTTCGTATTTGGTTCGGGGGGCACTCAAGGGGCTAGTACTGAAGATGTCATTGTCGGGTAAACAGTACTCAACACTGACATCATCTGCTTTCCACCAGATTCTGGCAATCTCGTGGCTAACACACCAATACACACATCTGCAGGGGTATAGGGTACCTCGGAAGACGGCGCAATAGTACCGTACAGTCCAGTGAGGGTCCTTTGCCAGCATGACCAAAAACACTCCGATATTGCCGAATGCAATCCAAGAAATGACAACCAGAAGAGCTGTCACTGCCATGTCCACTCGTTCTAGGACATTTTCGTATGTGCTGGCAACTCTTCTCTTGATGTCAGCCACATATCCGGAACACGATCTCAATATTACACAAACATCCATGCACAAAACTGATCCGTAGAAAGCTAGCAATGCATATATTGCGTAGGCCATCAGCGGGTAGTCTTGGTCTAGGGCCTGTCCAGCGTATCCAATCAAGGCGGCCTGCAGTAGGTTCACTCGGGGGTCAACAGCGTATGTGGGCTTAATGAGCCACACGATCAGCACAGCCATCAATCCAACCAATCCAGCCATTTGCAAATGTCCATTAGCAGTGGCTCCCACCACAAAGATCACACAGAGGATCATTCCGGCATAGAACAATATCTTATCGAGACTCAGATTGAAGAAGTCTTCGATGTTGTCGAGCGTCTTCTTGATGCCAGCAAATATACCAACTGTTACATTGGCAAATCCGCTTTGGTCGGCATAGTAGAAGATGTGATCCTCAAATCTGTTAATCCATAGGCCGGTGTTAATGGCCGCTCCAGTGACAGTCAGATTGGCTGAGCATTCTTTTCCAGTTACGACCAAATTTCTCTCCGTGATGAATCCGCAAACCATATCGACGGTAAAACTGCCTCCAGTGACATCTTGGTGGTTAGCAGAGGTCAACTGGCAATCATTGGTGTTAACCATCACCTTACATTTGTCTCCAGCACCAGTCAAATCTACTCTAACGGTGGTCGAAGAGATTCCATTCATTTTTCCAATGGTGATTACCTTAGCAAGTGCAGATGAAAACATGCACGAGACGGAGGTCGGCACTTCAGTACTTACCTTCGAACTGAAGGCGATCACGGCAGATGGTAGCAGGAGTTCAAAGCGATTGTCGTCCGGGTGAGGGTTCACAAAGCTGTCGTAGACAGGCACCACGTGGTTCTGTCTAGTCATAGCAGATAACCACGCCTCTGGCAAATCATACTTCACGTTCATTCCATCTTGGTAGGCCTGGGCTCCGGGACAGTTCGGGTTCTCAAAAGAGCAACCTTTGTAGTCACCCTCCTTGTTACCGCCGCATGTGATCTCACATCCTTTCTCGACTCGGCTGTCATCACTCTGGTACATAGCTCGAGAGCTATGATCATACACGTTTCGGCTGATCACATAGGTCGGGAGGTTCACTTGGCGTCCACTTATGGCGGTCACTTCGATCGGCATTGTGTCGGTCATAGTGCTACCGACTTCTACAGTCACGGTCTTTTCGTTTCCATCGGGCTGGGTCACGCCGAATTCAATAGTGTCTTTGACACTAGTCGGGTCCAATTTGACAATCTCGTCAACAGTCAGCAGAGTGGCACACATCATATGAGACATGGCCACCTCTCCAGGCAGCAGACAAACAGATCCAGCCAACATGTAATTGGGCTTCACCGTACAGGCATCGACACAAATTGTGTATCCCTTCTGGGCCGGTTTTCCTTCGCAGACAGCACGTCCTGCTCCTCCAGTGCATCCATATTCATGGGTGGTGCTCCAAGTGTAGTTCGAGGCATAGATTCCAAGGGCGACATATGTGGCCTTCGTGTACATACGCTTCACTCTAATGGTGGTTGTTCCAGCAATAATACAGGATCCATTAAAAACGGTTCCAATACCACTGTATGTTACCGTACTGCCACTAGTCTTTCCTGGGGCCACATAAAGGGGGAGCACATCTGATCGGCATTCTAATCCAAATCCAAGTCCAAATAATACGCTGAAAACTAACACCATAGCCATGGGCCAGCCTCCAACATACCAAGCGGCGAAGAAGAAGACAACGGTCACAGAATAACCAAACAGGTGCCATCCATTCCAGTAATCAGGTTTCACGAGATCAGCGGTCTTTACAGCGTTTGTCGACAAAACGGGCTTTGTCACACATGACATCTTGATATGACCATACTTTTTGTTTCCAGAGCATCGGGGGGTCTCACAAGTGAGGTGTACGCTTCCACGCACAACTCTCCCGATGTATTCTAGCATACAACAATCAACGCTATCATCAACACTAGCATGGCCACAGATATCAACAGTCATATCCGGATCAAATTCTCCAATCTTGGCAGCTTGGGCAGCATTGACGTCCTTGTTTGCAATGCGGATCAAAAACAAGGTGCAGTTCTTTTCCGTTGGGCCGGGGGTGTAGTAGATTGAGACAATCTTTTGGTTTCCGCACTCAAAAGATTTGTCATCGCGGGAGAATCCATAATTTTTCAGACCCGATGAGATCTCAGTCTCGTTTCCAGCACCCCCGATCTTTCTTCCGGTGAACATGACGTGTCCGTGGCGTACCTTGTGGAACCGATAGGTGGGGGGTGGATTGACTTCAATATCTTCGAGCGCCTTTCTGCTCATTCTTAGTCGGTTTTCAGCCTCATCAGTAGTCTTAATGAGTGCCTCACTAGTGGCGGTCAGTTGATCCATGGTTTTGTCGTGGTCGAGTTCGGCGATGGAACGGCGGCTACGGTGGGAGTTGTATCTATCTACTGCTCCTTTAACCTTTTCGATCGCATTCTCCATAGCCTCAATTTCATTGAGGATGGCCTGTAATCTTGCCTTCAATTGTCCGATCATGGCTACCTGTTTTTGCAGAGCCTTGTAGCACGAAAACCAAACACCAACTTCGGTCCTGAGCCGCGTGATTTCAGCCGTGTAAACCTGTATCGAATTTTGGATATCATCCATATCGAATTCAGTTCCGACATCTTGGAACAGGCCGATCAGAATGTTTCTCAATTCAATAGCCTTATCAGCCTTAGCCTGGGCCTCGGCCAATTCTCTCTTGTACCTTTGCTCTTCTCGGCGAGCTTTGTCCAGGGTAGCGGCGTTGGTCTCGAGGTTGGTTTGGTACTGACTGACATTGACCTTTCCAAGTGCCTGCATCAAATCCCACACTGTGTCGTTCTTGGTCACGTCAGCCACCAATCTAATGGCTTCATCGGAGTCGTTTTTGCCGGGATAGAAGGCGGGGATGGAACCGAGCTTGGTCTGTACTAAATCCCAAACAGGGTCGGGTTTGGTAGTGCTCGGAGGTGGGGTGGTGGTAGCTGGGACGGGATGTTGTTTAGGCATCGGGGGAGGTGGTGTTCCAGTGCGTTCGTTGTGCATATGAGGCTTCGGTGTATGGTCTTTCGCATCATTAGACGCAACACCTTGAAATCTGGCCTCGTAGTCCATTGGCGGCGCACCGGTGGTGGTGGTGGTCTTTATTGCCTTGGCATCAGTGCCAGGGATACCTATGGCAAAACGTCCCCAGTAGCACTCATAGTCCTTGAAGTCGGCCGTGAAGTAGCAGGTATATCCGGGGCTAGACTTGGCCTGGTTGATATGGGCTTCATCCATAATGACGGGCTTGCGGGTGGGGTAGACAGGGTTGATAGGGTTGAATAGGCGGGGGCCTATTGTTGTGAAAGTTAGAAACAGAAACCACAATTTGGGCTTCATTTTGGTACATACACAAAATATTAGACAAATAGACAAAAATAGAAAATAAGAGATAAAACACAAACAGTTAAGCAATTTTAAAAATCAAAGAACACTTAAATAATAATACAAATTATAAAAATGAAAAATGCAAAAATTTATTATACAACAGATTTAACTAAAATCAATATGTCAAGGTTAAAAAATAAACAAAGATATATTACAAACTTACAAATTAAACCCACTTAAAACTAAAATTAAAAAATGAGAAAAATTAAATTAAAATAACTAAAACTAAGAGAACAATTTTATATTTGTACAACTTAAAATTAGCAATCAATAGTTAAATTTGTAGTAAAATTTTTAAAGATCAATTTAATAGCTTGTTGGTCAAGCTAACGCTTGCGCCTATTAATAAGACGCAAAGCAAAATCAATCTTTCACAGAGCTAATCGCTCTCGTAGGGATAGGTCGTCGCTAATAAAATAAAATTTTTTATTGCACGATGGCTATAGATCTCCTCTTCAAAAATCGCAGTGTAATTGGCAAGAAATACTAGTAAGGAAGTATAACGCAAATGACACAAAAGAAGGGGGGATTCCTCAAATATTCCCCATGT